CCCGTAGTAGTTGAGATAAGATTACCTAGCATTGGAGCACCAAAAGCCATCGCAACCATTCCAATTACTGGGGCAAGATCAGCCAACAGTCCAGAAGTTTGTGGGACAAAATAAGTAGCTTTACCACTCGCATCATACTGTGTGCCGTAATCTTTACCATTAATGTTGGTTAAGGTAGTGCCATATCCACCCGTAAAGTTTCCAGCAGCATCATAGTTAGCATTAATATTGGCATTGCCGAGTTTGGCAGCACCAGTATACCCCATAAGGGTGTTCATCTCTCCACCATAATTGGGAGTATAAACATTTCCAGCAGCATCAGTATACTGCTGAATTGTTTGGTCATATCCTGTGGGAGTATTCTTCAGGAGACTGGTATTAAGCGACGGAAGAGTATCAGCCATTTGTAACCTTTATGTTAAAGTAACGGATTTAAGAGTTCCGTTATCGTTTGCCCAGAGCTTAACAGTTCCGGTAGAAGTGTTTTTATAAACTGCCCATGTTCCTGTAGGAAGGGTTGTAGTAGAAGGATCTGCAGAAGACACAACCATTGAGTTTTCTGCACTGCCCTTAAGCATATCATAAACTCTATTAAACCATTCTTTCCAAACAAACTCTTGAAAGTCTGCTTTAAGGGGTGGTGGAGTAATCATTACCTAGCTCCTTTGTTAATATCTACCTCAATTCCCTCAATACGGAAAAGGTAGGGAGCAGAATAGGTGAGTTTCAATGCGCGTCTACGGAAGGTTCCAAGCTGAAACAACGAAGGCAAATCAGCATTAAAGTTTAGTGCTCTATTAGCACTCCACGTCTTGTAGTCATCATCAGACCACTGCACATTCACAGAAGTCAGTGAGTTGTCAGGAACATCACCAATGATGGTAAGTCGAGACATAAACTTTCGATTCATGCTGTCAAAGTCTAGTTTACTAGAAGTGACTGAGCATATAATAGGGCTACCGTTGTCTGTCAAGAAGGTTTCATCCATGATGTAAATGTTGCCAGATGATTTATCTAGCAAATAGGCTTCACCACCTGGACCATCACTACCAAAATCACAAATGAAAGGATTGCTATTAGAATCCCATTCACTCCACATCTGTGTATCAAAGCTGTACACCCATGTACGAGAAGACAAACACAAAACATAAAGTTTCTGTGCAGCAACCCGAATACAGAAAGCATTAGCATTAACCAAGTTCAAACCTTCTGCAAGGAGAGAGTATTTAACAGCAGGAATACCAATCTCTGTTGCATTAAAACCGTCAATGGTCCACACAGTGTAGCCACCATTGCCAGTTTTACCTACAAAGATAACCTGCTTCTCGGTTTGCACAGCAGTTCCAGCAGCCGTACAACCAAACTGTTGCACAGCACCCTGTTGTCGAGCTAACGGACTTCCAATGGGGTTTGCAGCATCATACAGATATTCCACACTGTTTGTTCCAATGGCATACAAATAGTTGTTGTTCTTGGACAATGTAACAATGCGATCTGGATACATTTCAGCAGTAAAGAAGTCTCCAGGAGTCCAGTTGAATGGATCATCTAGATTGCTATTATACACGTCTTGTGAACCTGCTTTAGCCAAGAAGAGGTAGCCGTCCATAAAGATTGGAGCTGGTACATGTGGAGAGGGAAACGCAAAGGCTTCAGACACCCAAGTAACTGTACCATCTGTAACAGTGGCTCCTTCTGTTGTAGGCCAAGTAGGTTCTGTGGAACCAGAAGTACCTGCAACAGTGCAACGATAAATCAATCCTGTACTTGTTGTAGGACGAACCAAATCATTAGAAATATAGGCATGTGTACCAGTCCATATAGCAGTATTATCAATAGAGATTTTAGTATAAGCTGTAGGAGATGTGAAAACATATCCATCAACACCGTCTACCAAAATAAGTTGGTCTGCAGCATCAGAATGCACAAACTCAGTAAATCCACAATCTCCTGTAGATGTTGCTAGGGTAAGTACCAATGTACTGTTGCTGTACACTTTGTTACCCACAACGGACATGGCAAAGCCAGTACCGCCAAACACCCAATAATAAAACCCTCTGCTAACTCCAGCAGTAGTCTGAAATGTCAGGTTAAGTCCCGGACGACTTTTAATGTACTGACGAGTGGTTTGAGCAGAAGCTACCATCTCAGTCATCATATTTACAAGACGAAAGTCTTGGTTTGCGTCACTACTACGTTGCAACGGATTCGACAAGAAGTGAATACGTTTTGTGTCATAAGTAGAAACTACTGGAGTTTTGCTATATGGCATATTTTATCTACGTCCTGACCAATCTGGTTGGAAAAACAATCCGCCTTCTTCTGTACCAAAGCTCAATGCCTGTTCATGGAAATCTTTTGCTTCTGCTTTCAGTGCAGAACGATCCTGAAGAGGCAAACCATATTCAGGAGCAAGACGATCAGCCAAGCCATAAATAAGAGCTTCTGTCCAATAAGACGGAAAATCAAAATCATCTGTAGCATCAACCATATCAGTAAATGGACGCTGATAACGCATTGTAATGGTTACAGTGTCATCATTAGGGATGGGCCATAGGTTGATATTACCCGTAGCACCAAAAGGCTGATAATACAGATTAACAGGTGTACCAGAAGAAACTGACAGAGGCAACAGATTGTAGTTGTAATCTGTATAGACATTCATAGGAATGTTTGCTGTGTTATCTCCCTGTGTACGCCATGCTTGCGTAACTTTCAATGGAGCAGAAGTATCTAGTGCCTGTCCTTCTCCAATGACATATTGGGGTTGACCTTCAATGACGTTGAATGTAAAACTCTTCATTGCCCATACAGGCATACCGTCAACTTGAAAGCCTTTAACCATAGCGTTCAATGCTTGTGTAGCATCAGACACTTGATATGTTTGGGGAGTAGTGCCCCCAGACAAAACAGCAAGCTTACGAAGAGCTGCTGTAATAACTTCATCTTTATTTAGTTTCCAAAGAGTGGTCATATTATTTCCTCAGATTAGCAACAATACGAGAACCAAACAGGAAACCAAATGCAATGTTGGCTGCTTCTAAAGCAATGGCTTGTACTTTAGGATCAACCTGCAAGAACAAACTGCCAACACCCACAAAGATCACTGCAAGAGCACCTACATATCGTGCAGAAGCTCTTAAATCAACAACCCATTGAGAAGGTGTTCCAATTGGTGTATCCAAAGCTGCTAGTGCTTTAATCTTTTCAATTTCGTTGTTATCAAGTTGAATTTGTTCTTGAACAGTGGTAGCACGCACGCCACCGAAGTAACGTGCTGCTGCTTGTTTAATACCTTCAACTCCAACGGGAACAAGTGCTCCAATGATTGTTTCGAGTAACATTAGTGTTTAATTCCATGTAGTGCTGTATATACAGCGCCAACCATTGCTCCCAAATACAGGATTGGTTTAGCCACTTTAGCCAACCATTCTAGTACAGTGAAAGCCCCTTGTGCAGCTTGGAAAGCGGAAACCATTGCAGCAGTGTTTGTTGTCAAATCTCCTACAGCAGTTTCCACTAAAACCAGTCGATCATAAAGTTCACGATGACTAATTTCTTCCATACATTAAGCTTTCAGTTCAGGCCAAACAATGGTCCATGGAAAGCCTACCTGTGAAGGAACATCTCGTAGTTCCTGTCGTACTTTAGCAGCAGGAATACTAATGTTGTCTGGAATGTCTTTACCCTGTGTCCAATCGAGTTCTGCAATGCGACGATTGCGTTCTGCACGAACTTGCGTAGCTTGTTCAGAATCTTTGTGAATCTTGTAAGCTTTCTCTTGTTCTGCAGGAGTAACAATAGCACCATCTTCACCTGTAAAGGATGTAAACACTGGACCAGCAATGTATTTGGTAAACCATTTTCCGTCAATCTTCTCAATACCTGAGCGTTGAGAGAATTGATAAGGAGGCTCCACCGTTGCTTGAGGACCTTCCAGAACAACTTCACCACCAAACTGGTTAATGAGATCTTCTGTTAGTTGTGTAGGAAAAGATACGTTAAGATACATAGAGCGAAACTCTTGTTCTGTAACAACCTTTCCTGTTTCAGTAATATAAATTTCCATAAAATTCCTTAAGCAATTGGTGGCTTACGCCACGGCCAGGCCAATATAAGTTGCACCAGATACATTACAGTTGGTTGCAGCAAGTTGATTAACAACAAAACCAGAAGAATCTGGATCAATTGTATCGTCGGTAGTAACTTCTGCAGCTGTTGTGTTCAAACTCAAATGAGGATCATTCCCAGAAACAATGCCTCTAGCTGTGTCCCAAACATACCAATCTCCTGTAGAGTCGGTGCGTTTAATAAGAACAAACCTAGCACCTGCTGTGAAACCACATCCAATTGTCTGTGAACCACCGTTACCTGTGTAGCTAAACACCTTGCTTACGCCGGGGCAGGATGCAAAGAGGTAGGCGACAAATGTTTGACCATTCCAAGCTAAACCCAATCCACTACCCGGCGTGTAGGTTGTAGAAGTCAAGGATGTGTATGAAGTGCTTGCTCCATAAGCGGCTGTTTGGTTCAAGACCAAGTACTTAGACCAATCAGCCGAGCTACCTACAATCCACTGTGACGGAGAATAAGAGCGACACTTTGTGATAATCAGTTCTGGAACAACACCCAAATTGTGGTTTGTAGCTACTTCTGTTCCCGTCCCCGTATAGCAAACCTCATCAAAGAAGCTGGGGGCGCGGCGGAAGTTCCACATTGCGTTATCTCCGGCAAGGCTTAACGCCGTGCTGAAGCCCGTGTTGTTCCAGTTGTTTGCGTATTGACCTGATGTGTTTTGAGCGTCCGTCACTGCGGTGCAAAGAAGTGGGAAGGTGCTTGAAACATCAGAAGGCACGCTGCTGACTCCACGCAGCCGATCCAACACGGCGGGGTTGCGTCCCGCTACAGCTCCTCCGGGTCGATAGCCTCGAATTTGCAAATCGACCGGGAACCCTGTTGTGTTTACTGTATCAAAGCCGTTGTTCAGAGCCAATGGAGCAAACACCTTAGTCCCATCCGTAGGCACTTTCATCGGACCACGGCGGATGGCGATGTAGATGTAGGTGGTTGCCGAGCCAGTTGTGCTTGCTTGATAAAAGCCTGTGTTTGTCAAGCGAATGTTTGTGCCAGACGCTTCAGCTCCGCTGCTATTAGCCAACAGATACTGCTCGTCATTAACGGTGAAACCTCTCATGTTGTCGGCCATCCACCAGTGGCCTGTTGTGCTGACCGCTTTCATGATTACAAGCTGCGGCTCATAACCAAGGTTTACTGTGGCAATATCGCTTGCATCGCTTGTAAACGACCCACACGAAATCACATTGTCAGTACCCGTCAGGCCAAAGCCTCCTGCGTTGTGGGCGAAGATGTAGGCGACGTAAGTTCCACCAGAAGCGTTGGTTGCTATGCTTGTGCCAACAGAAAAAACAGTGCTTGTTGGTGCAGTGCTGTTAAATGACGTTGGGCTGGAAGTTTGCGCCAGAGTGCCGTTCAAAACCAAAGCATAAGCAGCGGAGGTCAAATCCTTGTGATAAACAACCCAGTTTGTTCCTGCTGAATCTGTGCGTTTGATGATGATGCACCCCGGAACAGAACCAAGATTGTGCGCAACAGTTTTGTTGCTGCCCGTTCCCGTATACGTCACCACATCAAAGAACTTCGGCTGCTTGCGGAATGTCCATGAGGCATAAGGATCATTATTAAAGTTTGTTTGACTATTTGAACCTAACGAGAATCCGTCTGCGTTGAACGCAGATACACCAGTCCAAGAAGTATTCGCATTTGTAGAGTCTGTCTGAATTGACAAACCAACACCTCTGTTAGTGTCGTATAAGTTATTAGATTGCCCATTTGCACCTCGAGCCTTAATCCAAACCAACCCACCCTTACCCGCCAAATCAATCCCGTTGGTGATTGTTTGGGTAGAGCCGTTGCCTGTGTAGAGGTACGTGCTGAACACGTCCTCGATGTAATTGGCACTACTTGAAGGTGTAGTGCCCATATCTGCTGAAAACATTACTTCTCCTTACAGATAGTTTTGACCAATAGTACGTCCAAACCAGTTAGTACCATCAGAAGTAAAAGCATACAAATCTGCTTTACTTGCCGTTGCAGTAATTGTTGGGGCTGTATTCGCTGGCCATTTAACAGTAGCAGGCCATGTCACTGTACGACTTCCTGTAGCATCTTGTTTCTGAACCAGCAAGAAGCTTTGTCCAGCAACTGCTGTAGGAAAAGTATATGTACAATTGCCAGTCAAGGTCAAAATTTGCTCTGTACCGTTTGCCAAACTAATTGTATAGGCTGTAGAAGTATTAGCAGTATTAACACCTTCAGTGTAACCACCACCAAATACACCAGCAGTAATTGTTTTGTTGGTCAGTGTTTGAGTGTCTGTAGTACCCACCACAGTGCCTGCAGGAGCAGCCAATGTGGCAATAGTACCCAAACCAAGGTTGGTACGAGCAGTTGTTGCACTTGCCAAATCAGATAGGTTATTTGCTGTTTGAGCCATTGCTCGCATAGCAATTGCTACAGGCCGCAATTCAACTTTATCACCAGTATTCCATGACACAGCAGTTGTGCTGTCCTGACCACGGACAATCGTGAATGTATCAGAAGAACGTGCTGTAACTTGTACAACTTCAACAGTACCAGAGGTATTTGCCAAAGTTACATAAAAAATATCTGCACCAGTCAAACTAGGAAACAATGCACCAGCACCAGTCTGAACCGTCAAACTGGTGGCTGAGTTTGTAATCCCGCTTGCTAACGTTGATGCTGCATTGTTAGTAAACATGATTGTCATTTAAATCACCCTACAGTAATAGTCCAAGTAATAGAAAGAGAGTCAGCAGAGCCTTTGTTAATAACAGAGAACACTACATGAGACAGCAAAGTACCCGCAGAACTAGCATTGAAAATCCCAGCTTCTTGCAGAGCACCTGTGCCTGTACCAGCACCATATGTAGTAGACAGAGTTACAACGTTATTAGTACGACTAGAAGTAGTGAAGGCTGAACGTGCAATTTCAGTACCCAAAGTGGTGTCAGCCAGCGTAGCGGCAGTACCATTAGTACCAATAGCCATGTGAGTAAAGGGACTAGAGGAGCTTGCCAAAACAGCATTAGCCAAAAAGTTCTTGCCTACTGTGACAACCAGATTGTCTTTGTCGATTTGTTGTTTAATGTTGCCATACTCATCGCGCAGCACCAGAGACAGTTTACCAACAACAGGAAGTGTGTCATTAATCATATATTATCCTAAAGATTGTGAATTAAGAACAGCCCCGTTAAAGACTGCACCAATTGTTAAAGAAGATGAAAGAGATTCTGCAATTGCAACAGAATCTGTTTGAATGGAAGTAACTGCAAAGAAACTGCTTTCTGCAACACTTGTGGAATCAGACAAGTTGTAAATTGGCAATGGAATCACTGTTTCTGTAATACCAATGACATCTGTTGTAGATGTAGACAAGGAATTACTCAGGGATTCTGTGATAGCAACACTGTCTGACAAGTTCAAAGAGAAAACAAACTGCTGAGATTCAGACAATGAAACACTGTCTAAAGCATGGTCTTCTTCTGCAAAATACAGATTTTCACCCACAGGGATTGTTTCATCAATTGCTTTTGTGAACGTTACAGCAAGAGCCTCTGCCAAGGACAAACTGTCATCTAAGAATCTACCCAACACAGCATTAAAGATTTCTGTAATAGTAACAGATTCTCCTGATACTGTAGGAGGAATAGTAGTATCTCCATAATCCAGTTCATGTTCATTGAATGAATAGGAGTTAAAACCACCAGTAGTAATGATGTTAGAAATCAGTTCAGGAATAATCTTAACAACAGCCATTGCTGTTTGATCAGGTATTCCAATAATATCTTCAGGATTTACCCAAAGATTTTGTGGCAAGAAGTTGTCTTGTGCAGGATAGGGACGAGAGAACTCTACATTAATCTTCTCTTTCTGTACACGCAGAAAGTCAGAAGGATGTCGTTGTTCCCAGTCTTCTTTACAAACCATTAAACCATCCCAGCGTTTCTGGAGGTCTAGTGCTTTAAACTTGCGTCCACAACTATCACATAAAGCATTCCAGTTACCTAAAATGAGATGATTTTTCATGTTAGTTCTTAATCAAAATACCAGATAGGTTAGCTGTAACAGAGGAGGGTGTTCCATCGGATGTTGTGGCAGTGTCCCAAATATCCATCTTTTCTGTCACCGCCAATGGAGGTGTATATGGATAGTGTTGGTATCCACCAGAAGACTGAATGTTTGCTCCCTTGTATATAACACCATTAATACGAGTATTGAAACTAACAATAACAGTTTTATTTTGGTTGGCCAATGCAGTATTAACACTACCACCCAAAATATACAAGGAATGTCCCGCTGGAACAGTATAATGAGCAGACATCATTGTATTATCACCTGCAGCAATAAAACCATAGACGTTTGCTGGAACGCCAGTAGTTACAGTTCCTGTACCAAAATAGATATTTCCTGTAGGAGAATCTGTAAGAACCAGAATATCGTTCACTCTAAAGAAACTTGTTACACTAGAGACAGGAGTTTGTCCATTAAGGACAAGTACTTCAGAAATACTAGCATATGTGTTATCCAATCCTGTAACAAGAACCAGTTGCCCTACATCTCCTGTAGCACTACTAGAAAGAGTCATTGTGGATGCAACAGTAGGAAATACATACGTGGCAGCACGAGGCCATACACTATAATTTTGTCCTGTAGTAATATAAGGAGAATAGGCAGCACGAAAAATTGCTGTATGGCCATTTACTAGACCACGAGCAACCTGTAATTGATAATCTCCATTATATTCTTGTTCAAGGCCACTAGCCTGTGTTACACCTGATGTGGACATTTTACACCCCCATGGTCACATACACGGTGGCGTTTGTACCAGAAATAGCAGTTACGTTAGCACGAACAAACTTCCATGGAGCGGTTGTTGCCAAACCAGCAGCAGTAGTTGTGGTGCCCAAAGTCAGGGTGAGAGTACCCAAACTGACAAAAGTATTTGGATCATCTACATTGCTACCTTCAATAGCAACTGTAGCAGCTCCGACACCAGCAGAAGTGGTGCCATAAGCTTGAAAGGTAGCGTAAGGGCTATCTTTATAAATTCGGGGTGTAGCACCAGTAGCAGTCAAACCTGCACCGTTGGGATCGAGGTTATAAACCTTGCCACATTTGACCCATACGTTAGAACCAGCCATAATTTTCTCCTTTTACCAAAGACGGAAGACTCCTCGTCCACCAATAAAAGAAAGGGGCATTGCGCCCCTTCCATTAACGAATGTACGAAACCAGCACATTCCAAGCCCCACCAGTGGTGGAAGCAGTACCAACTTCAGCATATTTTGCTTTAATGGTAATGTCACCAGTCAGGGGGACAGGTTGCAGATTAGGCAAACCACTCATGGTAGCTTCACCAGTCACTGCACCGTTTGTTTTAACATCATAAGTACCAGACGAAATAGTACCACTGTTGTTTGCCACAGTGAATGTCAGAGTAGCCGACGTACCAGCATCAGATGCTGTACCGCCATACACTTTCACACCAATGATGGAAGCGTCAGCGGGCAAAACCACTTTCAGCACATCAGCGGTCTCAGTGCGAGCCACTTTAAACACTTTGACAACTACGTCCTTATTCGAGGGAATAAGAACTGTAGGGCCAGTAGACGAAATCGGGGTAACGTCAGTTGCAAGAAAACCCATAATTTATCCTTTCATAAAAGGGGAAGCATTTCTGCCTCCCCAGGTAAATTAGGCGCCTGCGGAACCGTACAGACCACGAGGATCGGTCCAGCCGAAGCTGTAACGAGCAGTGGCTTTGAACTTGGCGTTCTCAGTATCCCAATCATTGTCCATGTCGAACTGGTCAGCACGACGCTCAAAATACTTCATACCGTGTGGGGTATTGGTACGGATGAACCAAGCATCTGGGTCAGTCAGGAAGTGGTTAACAGTAACATTGGGAATCAAGCCCATGGCCTTCACAGCGTTCAGGTCATTGTTATCTGTACCAACTCGGCCATCAGAGCCCAGGATACGTTTTGCTTCAAACATCAGTTGACGTGGGATAATGAGCGATTCAGGACGAACAGCAATCAGCAGACCAGCATCATTGGTGAAACCAGCAATGTCGATTGCAGCTTGTTCCAGAGCAGCTTCGGACAAGTCAGCAGCGGTAGACAGGGTGTTGGACCATGTACCACCTTTGATGTTGACGTGTGCGTTGCTAATCAGTTCCTTGCCATCGCCACCAGTGTATGCGCTGTTGAAAGCACGGTTGTACACGTTGGCACCAATCACCTCTTTAGTCTGACGCATAGAGAAGGCCAGGCCTTGTGCTTTGCGTTGACCCACCACGTCATACTGGTCATCTTCCATCATTTCACGAGTGATGATGAAACCCAGTGCGAACACAGCGTGTTGGTAGCGAGTGATGAAAGCTTGACGCTCACTGTCATACGAGATGCCAGCGCCTTCAGGCTTGTTCACTGCCAGGCCGAAAGACGAAATACCGACGTCTTCTTCAAACGCTTTTTGCGAAGTGAATTTGTCGAACAGTTTGTCGTATTCGGTTTCATACTCATCGTACGCTTTACCGTACCATGCATTTACGCCAGGCCAGAGCGCTTTACTAAACGAGCCACTATTGATAATAGACATATCTTACCTTTCCTTTAATTAAACGCCAGCTTGGCCAGTACCAGTACCATAAGTGACGCTGTTAAGCTTCACATAGTAGCTGAAATAGGTGTCGCCAGGGATATTGTCAGGACGGCTGGGGAAACCCACAACCTTCAAAGGCAGAGTGGCAGTAGTAGCCAAGCCAGAACTGTCCAATTGCATACCAGACGAACCAGAAGTTGTGCTACCTGCAGTAGTGGTGAACTGACCGTT